GCAGTTCCTCATCATCTAGTTCTTCTTCATCATCCTCTTCTTCTGGTTCTTCTAGTTCCTCAGGTTCTTCTGGTTACGGAGGTTACTAAAAAACTAAAGGGGTCAAAATTTTGGCGGAAAATTTTTAAGCAATATTTACAAACTAAAAGTCATTTTCGGACTACGAGAATGTCACCATCATCTTCTTCATCTTCTTCATCTTCTTCATATCCTCTGAAGACTAGCAACTCAGTTCCAGTTTCAACTTCATCCATCTCTGGATGCACTCGTCTCTTGATGGGTTTGTCCATCTGATATATCATAGTCATCGACTTGAACATGAATGCAAATGCTGCACCAAATACTGCAATAAAGAATACAAAAAATATCGCTACTGTCATATCATTCATCTGAATAGTTTTTGTATTGGCACTTGCTTTAGTTTATCAAACACATCTACTTCTACCCTCTCTACAATTCTGTCAAGAACATCTATATCAATCTCCATGAAAGGAGGAATGATACCTAATAATCTAAGTAATCCATCTACAAATAAAGCAAGAGCAGTAAATCCTAATATCATACTGATAACAGTAGCATCACGATTATGCTTTGCCATTGATGCTTCATCAATTTTTCTTGCTTCATCAATAGCGTACTTGATTAGAGCGTCCACCTCCGCTTTCGTATAGGTATCTTTATTCATAGGAATTCGTACTACCTCTGTAAGGGGGAACTCTTTAAGTATCATTTCTACCATAGACTATCCTCCGTCTATTTGACATCCAACTAGTGCACCACTGACAACACCTAATGGTATTGACCATCCCATAGCATCTTTCTCAGACATTGCTGCTGCAGCACCACCACCTAAGATTGCTCCTAAGAATGAACCTTCTTCACATGAGTTTAGATCAGGACCAGTGTGGTCTGGATGAGTTCTAGGACCATGGTCAGGATAAGAAGGTCTGTATGGTCTTGATGAGAAACGACAAGGTACCTCTACTGTGTCACGATAGGTGTTGATGTATCCATACCCATAATGACTTTGATGTGCGGGAATATATTCCTCGCGAACTACTTCCTCATAACAAGTTCTAGTAGTTGATTCGTTGTGACCTACTCTATAGTAGTAATCCCCCGCAAAAGCAGGGGATGAAAACGCGAGTAAGGTTGCTAGTGCAATCTTCATTCTTCCTCGGCAAGTTTTGAAAAGTAACTAAGTGCATCTTCTTCATCTTCTACAGGTGAAGAGGCAACTGCTTTCTCTCTGAAGTTAGATACTTCAGCACCCCATGAAGGTGATTTACCTTCTGATAAATCTTCAAGTGATTCATCTATAGGGTCAGGAGTTGGTGCAGCAGTGATGCCAAGTACCAAGTCCAGACGTGCTTTTAACTTCTCGTAAGACTTGAAGTTTTTAGGTGCTTCAAAGTCAGCAAGAGAGTATGCTTGCTTCCAGATTGATTCTAATTTAGCATCATCTTTAAGAAGAGGTGCAGGAGCAGAGAACTCTGACTTGTCATAGTTCCAATATCCATCTACTTTGCGTATCTTTAACTTAAAGTCGGCACCTTCCCAGAAGTTGAAGGGATCTAATGCTTTCTCGTCAGCAAATGCAGGTTGCATTGCTTCAACAAGTTTGTCAAAAATCTTCTTACCATACTTATAAAGGAATACTCTTCCTTCATTCTCTGGGTGTGTGGGATCTGACACAACGTAGATGTTTGAGTAGTAAGAAAGTTTTCTCTTCTGTGCTCTTGCTTGAGCACGTTGAGGGGAACCCTCACCACCTGCGTTCCAAAGTTCTGTGTTGTACTCAGAGACAGGATCTTGTTTACCAAGAGTAGTCAAAGAGTTTTCGATGTACCATTGTCCACCAGGTCCTTTAAATGCATGACTCCACACTTTTGCAAAGGGTAGGTCTTCACCATCAGGTGCAGGTAGAAATCTGATTACTGCGTAACCATTACCAGACTTATCTAGTTCTGGTTTCCAAAGTCTTTCATCAACATTTGATGATGCAGACTGAGGTTGATTGAGTTTCTCAATCTCTTGTGTCAATTTTGCTAAGGTATTTCCAGTGGAAGATGCCTTTTTGAGTGATGCAAACGACATAAACGTATTCTCCGTATTAGTTGTATTGTTTGGTTGTTACTTTATAATCGTAACACACTATTTAGGGGTTGTCAAGTTCTTTTTTTGCTGCTTGTTCTAATGTCGTGATCATCTGATCCATACATTCATTGAGGTCTTTAAAACCAAATGCTTGAGTGAGTGCAGTGATTCTTTCTTTCATATCTGCTGCCTCTGGGTCATCCTTAGACGCTAGTTGTAGTCTAAAATAAAATGTTTTTTGTTTCTCTATCAGTTCTTTACATGAATCAATATGATTAAGTTTGTCCTCTGTATTCATGTGAGGAACTGCTGACGTCAACGCGGAGATACTTTGATATGTGTTAAAGATATCATTAAGATTTTCTTGGACTTGTTCGGATTTGAAAAAACTCATAGTTTGCTGTTGATTACATCTAGTACTACACCCCTATACTTTTTACAATCTACCTGTAAGAATGGTTGATATTTTGTTATCTTCATCTTTGTGTCATCCCATATAGGGTCAACCAATACTTTAGTTAGATCATTTACATACCCAAGGCATGTCTCAAATATTACCAATGTCTCTAATGATATGTCATTGGCATAGAAACGTTTGAGTATGTTAGGATGCTTTCCTTTACTTGCTCTGAATATATCACCAAATGATTTGTCGTAGGGTGCTTCGACATCATCTAGCAATGCATTCACGTCCTCTTTAAATTTATAAGTCAACGACTCCTTTTTATGTTTCCATTTGGTATAGTTATCTACACTAAATGATTTGATGTAACCCCTAGGGTCTTCTAGAAAGTTAGCAATAAAATATTCAATGACTTCATTTTCATTATACTTTACTGCTAACTTCTTAAAAAAGTAACGGTCAAGTCTTTGTTCAAATGATTTCTCATTCGCACGAACCTTACCGTTATACTTTACGAAGTCGTAGTTCTTTTTAGTGAAGTGATTTTTGAGTGCTAAGTAAGTTCTGTATACTTCAAACCCTGTCACAGTGGCAATACTCCTTTAGAAGTTGCTTTCATATAGTTGAGACGTTCTGCCTCATGTCTCAAGCGTTCCTTGAGTGGTTTAGATAATAGTTTAGGTACGGTCTCTATCTCTATTTCATTCTCTGCACAGTAAGTTACTACTGCTTCAATATAAGATATGAGACCTCCACTAGTTTTTACTAGTCGTTCAATCTCCTGAGAAAACTTAGTCGGAGTAAGAAACTTATCATCAAGATCTTTCTTAGATTTTTTTGTAGTTTGTTTCTTGACTTGTTTATCTAGCATTATGGAAAGAGACGAACTCTGAGATGTATGTTTTGAGTAGTTGTAAATAGTCATCAAGATTGTATTTCTCAAACACTTGTGTAGTTCCCTCTTCTGTGGCAATGATTGTGACAATTTTCTTTACCTCTATTCCAGATCGTTCTAGGAACATTGCTGCGTATGCAGTTTCTTGAACGAAATAACTTTCGATCCAATCTTCCTTTTTTTCTTTGGTTGAAGTTTTAAAATCTATCACTGCTAACTCGCCATCAAACTCAGCAATGCAATCAACTCGACCTGCGAGGCCAAGGTAATGAGAGTACAAGAAAGTTTCTAAACAATGGACTCGACTAATCCTGTTTATCTCTTTCTTTGCTGCTTGAAACATACGAACTGACATAGGATTATTTCCTATGTACTTATCGACGTCCAAGTTACCTCGGATATAATCTTCTGCGATACTATGAAATGTAGTTCCTCGCTGTGTTGCACGAGCAGTGATACGATTTGCCTCATCTTCACCAATTTTGGTTCTCCATTCTTTGAAGAACTGTGCGTTCTTAAACGATGTGATTGAGGTTACACTTGGAAAGTATTTATCAGTATCAGGTACTTTATAATAACGTATTCCATTATTATTCACAGGTTCAACATCAGGTATTTTGATGTCTACATTTACAAAGTCAAACATTAGAATCCTAGGTTATATTTACTTAAGAGATAGGACTTCACAAGACCAGAGCGAACGATATCATTGATATCAAACTCAATACATGCAAACTCTTTCATCTCTTCCAAGATTCTGATGAAGTCATTTATTCCTGACTTATCATTTTCTCTTGTTAGATCAGATTGTGTGATGTCACCACAGAACATGACCTTTGAATCTTCTCCTATCCTTGTAATCATTGAATCGAGTTCATGAAAATTTAGATTAGAGAATTCATCTACAAGCACGATGGCATTATCTAATGTAACACCACGAATGAAACTTGTAGACCAGAAACTAATAGTTTCTTGTGCTCGAAGGTTATCATACAGCATTTCAAATGAGTTATCATCTGGCATGCTGAACATATATCTTACCATATTTTTGTATGGTATTTGATATAGAGCAGACTTATCTTCATGGTCACCTGGTAGGAAACCAATCTCTCTAGTAGGAACTAGAGACCTTACAATGTATATTTTATCATAAGGTGTGTTCTCGTCAAGTACTTCTTTCAAAGCAAGATACAATGTAATAAAAGTTTTACCTGTACCTGCTGCACCATGTAACAATAAGTTTTTACCCTCACCATACTGAGCGAAGGCAACTTTCTGATTTTCCGTAAGAGGTTTTACCTCTGTCATATACGAAGAATCAATAGGTTTCTTACGTTTCATTTGCTTCTTAGTCATACCATTAGGATATGTTTGAGGAGTGCCAGTTTTCTTGCGTGCTCTTGCCATTATGTGAAACGAGATAGATTAGCACCAGGATGTGCCTTCTGGACTTTAGACATGACTTCTTTGAAACCATCGTCCATCTTAGGTTTGCCATACATATGACCACCTACACCCGCTTGCCAATCTTTATCCCAATCAGGATTGTCCTTTCGCCATTGGTCATACTCTTTCATAGTCATGGAGAGTTCTTTCTTTTCTCCAGTTTCTTTGTTGATTACAGGATAACTAGGCATGTGTCCACTCCAATGCTTCTGAGATAATAGGAAACTGTACCATAAAGATTGCTCTACAATCGTTTGCAATCATCATGTGTTCCCTTTGTGTACCATGTGCTGATCTTAGATTGATGTAATGCATCCAAGATCTTAATGAACCAGTCATATAGATTCTGGTAGGTGTTGCTAAAGGTAGAACCATTCTAGCACATTCTTTCGCAATATTCAACCCCAACATTTTTTTATATAACTTCATTCCATCATCAAAATGCTTTTTGATATCAACTTCCAGTTCTTGTTTGATGAAAGGATCGATATCATCTATACTGTTCTGCCTATTCTTATCGTCTTGTCTACGCAGATCTACCATAGGTATCTCATCAGCAAGCATGCTACTGTCAGCATACCTTTGACTAAATTCTTGAAATGTAAATGATCTGTGTCTCAATATCTGTGCTGCTATAGCACGAGTGGTTTCAATCTGCAAGGTCATGCTTGCTTGCTCAAATATTGACCAGTGTTGATGCTTGATACAATACTTGAGTAATCCTGCAACTTTAGGATTATCTTGATTGTTTGGATTACTTACACGAGCAATGTATCCGATGGTCTTTTCAGCATCGGGTGTGACAGATACTAAGGTTACACTCATCTACGATTAG